ACCCATCTGATTTCGCCATTAGCATGGCCTTCCATAGCGAAGCCTGAGTATTCGTAATAAACAGGAGTACACAAAGCATCATAAAGGTTTTCGTAATGGTAGTTAGATATATCAATATCTGTACCATCTCTAAATAAAACCTTTACTTTGTCTGGACCGCCTTCATCATTACCTCCGCTATACATAACAGTAACACTAGATACTTTATGTTTGTGAAGGTGTTCAATTACAATTGGTTTTACTTCTAGAAAGTTATCATAACCAAAAGTTATATCTTCATTTTCTTCTGTGTCTTCAATGTCTGGTAGTTTTGTGTGAGTCATTACCAAGTTCCTTTCATGCTGATACCAAGATTTAGTTTGTTAATAACAGCAGGGTCGTGAGGATAAACCTCTGTGGTTGCATTAGACTCCATAGTCTTTGTGCACCCTGCACACCCCAGTAATAAAATCACCAGCATCTTCATACCTAATCCTCCAAAATTTCCAATCCCTTATCCCCACATTTAACAAAATAACTTTTAACGATATGACCAGCATTAGGTACAACGGGATTGTTAATACTAGTCCACAAGTTTATCCTCCACTTATCCCCGAACACATTGACACAAGTAACTCGTAGTAAAGTTCTAAGTTTAATACCCTCGTCAAAGGCTACTTGTAGTATTGCTTCTACAATGTCTTCTTTTGTTTCGATCTTACTCGGTTTGTTTTTCTTTGGGGTAGGGGTAGTAGATGTCATTGTTATCTCCTTAGTTAAGGTTAAAGGGTTTGCGTGAACTAAGGGGCGATCTTAGTTCAACATACTATACTTCTTGACTATACATTTTGTCACTATTACACTCGCAAATTTCTGTAGCACAATCGTCTTGTATCTCTTGGACATCTTTGTGTCTGATGCCAGTAGCCTTGGCGATAATAGCCACAATCTTTTTAGTCATGTCAGAGTTAAGGTTGTGAGATTCAACCATGCTAATCTCTGCTAATATCTTTAGCATCTCTGGTGCTGCCGAAGCCAACCTTGCGTTTGCTTCTGTCTGTCTTTCTAGCACCCTGCTATTGATAGGGTTTCTTGATTGAGGTACTTCTACTTCAATCAAAGTAGTACCTAACTTAGAGAAGGTTGTAATCTGGTTGGTGTATATACTAAAGCGTGGCTTACTAAAACCATTGCTTGGTGTAATACTTAGTTCCCAAACATCACCGTTGTGTTCTAAACTCTCAAGAAAGCTAATATAGTTTTCCATTTCCTTTTATCCTTTAGAGCTAAGGGTTAAATAAAATCTTCGTTGGGCGAAGGGAGAGAGGTTTAATACGGAGTCGTAGCTTGCTTATTTGTTTACATTTCTTCTCCTTATAAAGCTTCATCAAATACACGGGTATAAAATAATGGTCCGTGGTCTTCGTAACTTTTCTTATACACACCCACTGCAATACCATCATCAATCTCAGAAATTTTAATGGAGAACTTTTTAAGAGAGAACCATCCCATACCATCAACTAAGTTGTAGTCGTTATCTTCTAAGTCTATCTCTTGATTGCTTGCTTTGTTGTTAAGAGGGTTCATACTTTTTCTTTCTTAGAATTGCTTTAATCTACAAACATCACTCTAATGTTTTCTGTATAAGGTTCGTTAGTTATGAAGAACCCATAGGGGTTATAGTCAGATACCGTTGAGGTATAAAACACTAGCCCATCTTCTTCCCAAATAGTCCATACTTTTTTAGAATCTTTTAAGGAGTTTATATACTCAAGCTCTTCTCCGTTAGGTTCAAAAAGAGTTGTAGTGTTACCTAACTTACTTTTGAAATGATTCTCTACTAAAGAAAACCTTAAACAAAATTCTTCATGGCTTATGGTAGTAAAGTACATAGTGTTAGCTAGTTCGTTGATAGACATATTATTCTCCTGTTGCTTTGTTGATAGCTGCGATAGCAGCTTCCCTTTCGTGCCGGTTATCAAAAGTTGGTTCTGTTGAGTAAAGCAATTCTTGTAACGCAGTTAACAACTCCGGTGCTGCTGCTGTAAGCTTTGCATTGGCATCTAGCTCTGACCAACCGTTTTCTTTTGAGAAGAAGAATGGCATCTTACTATGCTCATCACAACCGTAGGCTAGATAGAAGATTCCATTAACTGTTTTGATGTTACGACCATCAAGTAATTCCCAAGGACCTTTTGTATGTTTCATGCTTGTCCTCTTTGTTTAAATGTCTTTGTATCTGCCCAGCGTAAAGGCTCTTCGTGTTGGTCATAACCATCTACAAGTTCAATCAAGTGATCTACTTCTGATAGGCTTCCGTATATTTTTATTCCGTAGTCTGATCCTTCTAAAGTAATCTTCATGTGTTGAGGATACTCTTGTAGCTTTGCTACAAATTCTGCAAGGGTCATGCTTCTTCTCCTTTGATTTCGTTTACTACTATATGATCACCACCAAGTACTTCTTCAGATTGAACAATGGTTTCTCTATTTAAGAACTTCTTTAATGCTGCTTCTTTACTTTTAGCGTTGACAACTGTCCGTTCAATTACGGTCTGCAAGATTTCAAACTTCATTGTTATTCTCCTTTTGCTTTTTTGATTATTGCTTTTGCAAACATATAAACACCAGAACAATGTCTATCCCCTTCTAGTTCTTTAACATGATCAGCTAGGTCTATTAGAGTAGTCAACAAGTCTGGCGCATATGCAATGAGTCTAGCATCTGCTAGACCGTGAGGGCCTTCAGATATTTCTGCTACTACTGTAGATAACCCTGCTGCTAATTGCTCTTTGTCGCCATGAGTTATCTGATACTTTTCGTATGTAAATCTTGTGTCTAGAACATAGCTCCAAGGTTTTGGTGAGTGAGGTATGGGATCATCTTCGAGTACTAAAGTTCTAGTGTTTGCCCATCGCAAACCTTCGTGGTGTGAGTCTTTACTTTGTACAAGGGCATAGCCTTTTTTATCAAGCCTTCCATATATAGAAGTAATTTCTCCTGACTCCCCTAAATGAATTTCCATGTTGGGTGGGTATTCTTTTAGGCGATCTAAAAATTCTTTAAGAATCATACTGATACTCCTTCTGTTATTTGAATACCCTCTCGGGCTATGGTGTTAATGAACTCAAGTCTGCGGGTTAAAGCCTCAACCTTTTTTGTTTTAACCGTAAAACAATGGGAATAACTTTCGGTAATACATTGCCGTAGTCTTGTTGTAATCTCTGGTGCTTCTCTGAAGTACAAGCTGTAATCTTTTCCTTCCCTATAAGCATCTAGTTCATTCATCATAAGCATTACATGGCTATACATTTGAGAAGCTAAAGCATCACGAATATCTACTGCGCTATACATAATAAAAGTATTAAGTAGTAACTCCATATGCTTACTTGCTTCCCTGCATTGAGGGGCTAGAGCATCAGAATAAGATGTTGATTTTAAAGCCCATTGCATATCACGAAGTGTCATCTTTTTTATGTCATCCATGTTACTCTTCCTCGAATGAATAGTAAAAGCGTGGATGGTGTTGGAACATAAGAGTACCTTTCTTACCTGTTGCTATTTCTTGTACATAAACAAACGGTGCAGCAAAGCCAATGATTTCATACGCTGTATGTATGTCCTCGCAGTCATAAACATTACCGAAGTCTTTGGTTAATTCTTCCCTAGTCTTAGGGTTGCTGTTAATAATAGAAGCCATCTTCATACGCATGCAATCCACCATGTGATCTGATGGAACAGATTCAGTACTCATAATTACTCCTGTGGTTTAGTCTTTAAGAAAGCCTTTGATACGGCTTCCGTGTTCAGCGATAAGTTGGTCAAGGGTTTCTGGTTCTTCATCACACCCCGTGGTGTCTATCTTTACCTCGTAGTCTTCCGTATACCTTTCCTTAGATACCAAGTACCCAATGCGGTTAACGAAATACATTCCAGATAAAAGGTAAGTACCTTCATCACCTTCTACATAAGTCCATACGGTATTGGTATCCGAGATAGACCTAATGTAATCCACATCTTCCCCGTAGGTTTCATACAGACAACACTTGTCATCCACACACCAGCCTGTGTCATTCCTAAGGTGGTTAGGTACTAAGGTGAACATAGAATCAAACTGATCTTCAGTTAACGACTTCATCTACATTCTCCTTAGGCTTATAGTCTGGGTTAAACTTCCCAAAGATTTCTAAGATCAAAGCAATCTCTGCCCTGGTTACATCAAAGGTAAAGCTTGTATCCCGATAATTTGTTTTAAGGTTCTCATACTTCTTCCACCTATCAGCAATCATCTCAAGTAAGCAAGCGTTGATAGTGCTTTGCATTTTTAAGTTTGGGTTAGATGAAGTTATAAGCGAGTTGAAGAATGGATCTAGTTGGCTCATTGTTATTCTCCTTGCTCTAAGTCGTTAGGGTTATTGATGTCGGCAAGTTTAGATGTTAGTCCTACAATTAAATATGCAAGCATAGTATTTGTTAGGGGTTTGCCTTCGGTGGAGTCTTCAACTATCTCTTGTATTTTGCACACGAACTCATATATCTCTTTGTCAAATTGAAGTCCCATTTTATGTTCTTCAAAAGACAAACAAAATATTTGCTCGTCTAGTAATGTTTTTATTACATCATCAAGCTCGGGCATACACGCTCCTTAAAGTAAATTGTTAGGGTTATTGATTTCAGATAGTTTTGTTTTTAAAGTTGTTAATAAGATGTCTAAAACTATAGGTGCTAAAGGCTTGTCCATATTAAAATCTTGTAGTATTTCATGTATCCTTTGAATGAAGTGACAAGCTTCTCTATCAAATAGTCTTACTTGCATTTTCATCTTATCGATAGAGGTTGATCTTTTTCTTTTTGGTTTATTTTTTAGCACGGTTAAGCTCCTTTAAAAGTTTCGTATTGTGATCGTTGTTTGTTTGATACTTGCCAAAGGTTTATAGCCCATCGGCTAGGTGATACATTGGAAGTCCAATGTAAGTTTTTGCAGTTGAACTCGTATACTTCCCCACCAACTAGATCAGTCTCACTAACCTCTGAGGGGGTTACCAATTCTTTTGGTGGAACCCATTTGTATTCTGGGTAAGACTTCTCATATCCAAAAGTTGTATTGCCTAAGTTAATACCTACTGCTTTGTAATCAGCGTAGGCTGCATCTCTATGCGGTTTAATTGTTCCCCCTAGAGAAGCAAGTCCAAGTTCTGGAATGAAGCCTATCTCTTTACCAATCTCTACGATCTCACTCCACAACTCTTGGTCGTTGTTTGCTTTTCTCCAAGGCATACTTGCTCCCAGCGGTGCTTCGTATTGTAGCCAAGACCTTCTTCTACCTGGCGCATAGTTAGATACATCTGTGGTTAGCTTGAGTCTTTCCGTTAGCAGTCTTACCAAGTTCTTTATTCTTGATTCAGATATCTGCGTAAGGATTCTCATACATACTCTCCTTGAGGTATGGGTAAGTCACAAGCTGTGAGTGTGATATGTTTATCTGGTACAACTCCCAACAGCTTGTGCCTCTTAAACTCTTGCAAGAGATTCCCTGCTGTACCCAATAGGTTTGACATGCAGCCTACCAAATACTTTATGTTGCCTTTCTTATCGCAACTCATTAGAAAGTATTCTGGTACGCAAGCATCGAAACCATAGGTGTAAGTTTTCTCGTTAACAATTACTTCATGTCTTGACATTAGATACACTCCTTCATTTGGGTTAGGATTTCTTTTGCCACTGGTGGACACACTGCATTACCCAGCATGTGAAGTGCTAGGCTCTTGCTCTTGGGAAGCAGATAGTCAGACGGGAATCCCATAGCGTTCTTGTACTCACTCAAAGAAAGCATTCGCATCTTATCCCTATTGATAAGAGCAAACTTTTCCTTCGTGGTTATAGTTCCAAGAGGCTTCTTAATACTTCTACCGCCCCGCTCAGATCCGTAGTACGCAATCAAGAAGTCATCGCCATGATCCTTAATACCATTCGCCCACTTGCGTTTAGTACTAGCAGCCTTATCAGATACCATTGACCACTTGTATTCCCCTTCTTCAATCAAGTCTTTGAAAGGGATATGTTCTTTGAAGGGGTTTGTTTTGACACGCAAGGGTTGGTCTTTAGACCCAGTAATAAAAACCCTTACTCTAGATTGAGCTACACCAAAGTCGGCAGCGTTCAACACATTGGCAGCTAGGTTATACCCCAGCTTTTCCATACAGCTTTTCCACTGAGGATACAATTCCCAGTCAAGAAACTCTGTGACATTCTCTACTACAAAAGCTTTGGGCCTGGTGGTTTCAACGCAAGCAACAACAGCCCATGCTGTACTCCTTGCTGCATCATGTCTTGGTTGATCTGTTCCCCGAGCTTTGCTATGCCCTTGGCAAGAGGGGCTGGCTAACAGAACATCGTACTGGGGCAGGGTCGTAAAGTCTGCTTGCTGTAAGTCCTGACAACTGTGAAAGGTCTTGGGGTGATTGCATTCATGTACATGCACCGCATCCTTCCAATGGTTAGCTGCCCATACAACTTCACACCCTGCTTGTACTGCTCCGGTACTAAAGCCACCAGCCCCTGCGAATAGGTCTATAACTTTTAGCATCCGCAGTACCCCTCATTCCAGTCGCCGTCTTGCCTCCAACATTCATCTTTACTAAAAGTTCGACCGCACTCCCAACAGTTCTTTGTCTCTTCTACTGGTGTACTATCCCCACCTTTGTTCTTATCAATCGTGGCAATAGCAAACTCACCTTTGTTAAAGATGATCTTGCCTACCTTCTCTTCTTTTACTGACCCGCTTTTTAGGTATACCTTAACACTTGTTCCGGTCTGTAACCCTTCGCCCTTAAGTCCCCAGTCACCAGTACGCAGTTTGCAATAAGTAATCATGCTTTCTTCCTTTAAGTTTTGGGATCATACAAATAGAAACAACAATGGACAGGGAAAATAAAATAATTTTCCTTGCCCATTACAAAGAGAAACCTTTCACGAAACCTTTTTAATAATGTATATTAAGTATAAGATTAGTCTTTAATAAATAAGAAGTGATTAACGCTGACTCTTTCTTTCAATGCTTGTAGCCCAGTGAACAATAGGATACTCCCTTCCGTTAGCCATGACCGTCTTACTAATCTTCTTAAGCCCTTGCCCTTCAAGGCAATCAAGAAGACCAACCAACGGTCCGTAGTTTCGGAAGGGAAATAATCTCTTAGGGATTTCTAGATCAGATAGGTCTTCACTCAACTCTGCAAACGCTACCCAGTTCTTGTGCATGTCTTTGACATCAAGATTCATTTTGGTATTACCACTGGCATAGGTTGAGAGCAACAACCTTCCTTGATACCCTGTCCCAAAGAATCGGAAAGTTACATTCCCAATCTTAATCTGTTTCTTTGTTTCGTCCACCATCTTTAATACCCTCCTGGATAATGGTTTCATACTCAGGCATCTTCCTAAGCTGTTCAAAGAAAACCTTGAAGCAAGACATGACTATCATTGGTGAAGCACACAACCCAATTGAATCGATCATAGTCCGTAACGATTCTATTAACTTCATCCTTCTAACAATAGTCAAACCAGATTCGCCTTGGTCTTTCATTGTGAATAAGTACTCTTCACACTTACCGCATATCTTATCTTTATCATTGAAGGCTAAGGTATCAGCCCTTTCCATCCCGCAGAAGTCACACTTATAATTTTTCATCTCTGCACAAAAGCCTAGCTTATCCGCAACCAACTTTGCAAAGACATCGTGGTCAAGTATATTCATCATCCACTCTCCTGTTTTTAATTGTCGTTCTTTCTAACTCCACCACTTCTCGTAGCCCTGCATGAACCTTACGAAGCTTTTCAATGATGAGCTTACGAACCCACTCATCATCAAGACTAACCTCACACTTAAGCATGGCCCCTAGGTCATCCCCTGCTTCAAGCCCTTCTCGTATTAGTCTTATGTTTGGCATTGCTTATACCACAATACTTGCTAGGTCATAGTTCCGAATCAATCTGTCTGCCCCAAGGCAGTGTCTCTCATATCTCTCCCGTATCTCTTCGCATATATCCCTGTTACTAAATGACCACCCTTTCAATTCCGAGGGCTTCATTCCTAACAGCTTCGCTAGCATTCGTTTGGCTGACAACTGCAACACTCTGTTTGCTTTTGATTGTCTTGATCTCTTCCTCATCACTTACCTCCATGTCTACATAATCGATCTGTATTATATCATAAGGTATCCGGTCCATGTCAAAGACAAATTGTTTTGCATCTTCAATATCATCTGCATGGATATACCATATGCTGTCTTCCCATAAGTATCTGTAGAGGTTCATAGGATTCTCTCTGCCTCCTGTCCAACTAAAAAGAAGAAGTCATCCACATCTGTATCCTCTTCTTTACTAACATCAAGGTCTGGTTCTCCAAACCCTTTAAGGCTTACAAGTTCTCCATCCTTTACAAACATCTTTCGGGTAAAGGTTTTGTCGTTGATGTTTAAAGTAACCTCAACAAAGTCTGTAACTAATAGATTAGAGTTGCTCATTATAATCTCCTTGCGTGTGTGAAGACTGCCTCGTAAAACTCCCCGACATAATAGTTAGCTGGGCCTTCATGGTTCTTACTCCCGCTAAACTTAATCCCCTTGCCCCGATGCAGGGTGTAGGTGTAAGAGGATCTACCTAGCTGAACCTTAACCGTAACTTCTGTTAGCCCAGTCTTATTTAATGTGGTTGTCATTCTTTACTCCTTGTAAGGGTTAAGCTCCATAGCTTTTCTAATGTCATCTACATAACTTTTCTTGGTGTAGTTTAATTCCTTTGTAATGATTTTAAGGTAAATGTATTCTTGAGAATTGACGAAAGCATAATCATTACCAAGCCCCGTATCATAGGTGTAACCACTTACCCATTCTAAATTAAAACCGTTAACCCTTTGATGGATTCTTTCCTCCCAGTAGAAGTGAACAGTAAAATTACCAACAGTTATTTGGTCTTCAGTAGGGAATATTATTTTAAGATTGCTCATGCTACTTCTCCATAGAAAGGTGATAGGTATAAGTTCCAACTGTCGTAAGTGTTATCTCCCCGTGGGTTTTTCTTGACCTTGATAAAGCCAAGGCCAAAGATTCCCCTCCATCCCCCTTCAACTTCTTCCAAGTCGCAGAGGGTATGCCAGCCAACATCTTCCTTACTCATGAACGCAAGTCTGGCTTTCTTGCCCTGCTCTTTGTTAGGAAAGATGAACACCCTAACAGTCTCTGTTAGTCTGCCCCACAAGTTTCCTGTCCCACTCTTGGCAAGCATAAGCCTGGTTACTGGAACAAGTTTGTCTGGGAATACTCCGTGTGTTATTGGTAGCATGGTCTTTTCCTTTTGAGGTTAGGTGATTGGGTTTTAGCAAACCGGATTGCATGCTTATGGCTATCCGATGTAGATACAATGGTAGCTCCTAGCTTAGATACTTCTTCCCAGCTTGCTGCTGGTCTTACGCTCCTAGTATTAGCTAAGTGAATTGACAACCATCGCTGTTGTTTAGCTTTCTCTGCTCTCCACTCTCTGACCTTATAAGTAACAGCCAACAAGTATTCTTGTTCTTGTTTAGCCCTATCTTCAAACGCATTGCTTGTAGCAAAGGCTACGATCTCTTCAAACAAGTCTGCGTTCTTACGGTCAACAAAGCTTGCAACCTTACCCGCTGCTTCAAACCTCTTACGCATACCCCACTCATGTGGTATCTTGTCTTTGTAAAGCCCAAGGATCTTTAGGTACATGTCTTTCATCCGGTGCATCTCAAGCTCATGCTCTTTCCATTCCCAGTCCATAGCTTCTCTATCCCTATCGCTCATACAAAGATCGCTGTGGTTTAGAAGGTGGTCATGTCTTTGCTCCCAGATATCCATGCGGGTATGCAGATCGAACAAGACCTTAACAGCTTTGTTATAAGTCTTTGGTATCTCTGGTGGAGTCCAGTCATAGTTCTCTGTCTCTGCTGGCAACCACTTCTCGTTGCGCTCAAAGTCTGTTAGCCCAGTAGTCACATGCTCTGGCAGTTCATCTTCCTTAACCTTCCCTTCCCCGATCATCAACCAAGTAGCAGGGCCATGAGCTTCAAACGAGATGGGGCAACTAGTACCACAAGAAACAAACAGATCCTTAATCCAGTATCCCGAAGTGCTAAACTCACTCCACTCTAGATCCCTGTTTTCAAAGTCCATTCGTTCCCACTGTTTTACATACTCTCTATTAGATGTGTCTGGTAACCAAGAGCCTGAGTTAACCCAAGAGTCTTTCAACTCTACCTCACCATTACGCATCTCAAAGTCTTGATCATTGGCTAGGTAGAACAAGATACTATCCCTGAGATTGTTGTTATGTGTATCGGTAGCAGTGTTCATGGATCGATCTGCATCTAGTTCCCCGTCATAGACAAGCCACTCAAGATAAGCTTTGGGTATGCGGTGGTACGGCATGTTTCTAAGTGTACCCATCACGCTCATGTCCCAAGGCATTCTCTCTACACATTGCAAGAGAGTGAAAGCCACACCGTCATAATCTTTGTTGATTACTTCCCCTGCTAAGTCTCTGCTTTCAAGCTTCAGATAATCTTTGTTCTTTAGCATCCGTGGATTGACGAAGTGCTTACAGTCAACAGGTCTGCAATGGTTTGTCTTGAGAAGATGTCTGTCATAAGTCTTACTGATCTCAACTAAGTCTTTGATCTTGAACCAGGTCTTTCCTTTCCAGTTCCTAGGCATGGTGGTGAACAACTCTGTCTTATTGTCTTGCATGTACCTCTTATATGATCTCAGTACAGTGTGCGTTTTCATTCTGTTGCTGATGTATTTATCAACACGCACACCCCTGCTTCGGATATGAGGGTCACAATTGTCGGGGTTAAGAACAAAGACTCTGTTCATCTTATTCCTTATCCAGTCAGCATAGATATGTCTTTGCTCCCAGCTAACAAGTAGGTCATCGTCTTTAGTAATAGGTGAGCCAGCAGTAACAACTCTGTAAGTCCAGTTAGGGTTGTGCTTGTACCCTTCAATAAAATCGGCTAGAAGATTACCAGCCTTGGGCATTGCGCTATCCGATATGAGTAGTGCCATTGTAAACTCCTTGTTTGATTTGGAATGAGTGATAAGGGAAACAAAACTAATCGAGCATGGGACAACAATACTTTTCACGGACAACAACAAGAAGCGGAACGAACCGAACTAGGAAAAAAGAATATCAGTAAGGACAAAAGCTTTTGCTTCTGTTCTCACTGGTAGTATTCGGAAAAAAAGAATGCCTTCTAGCTTGCCCTTTGATGGGTGCTAGAAGGCTGTTCATTTAGAAGGGCATGTCTGTGCTGCCTTCTTCTTCTTTAGGTTTGTCTTTCTCTACTCTTCCATCCAACTTAAAGGTTGCAATGGTAATGTAAAGATCGGGGATATTACTTAGCAAGTTTGCCTTGCCAGTTTCTTTTGCCCGTGCTTCGTTCTTCTTTACTTGAGCTTGCTTATCTTCAAGGGTGTTAACCCTTACGGTAACTTCGGTTGCTTTACCGTTGATGAAGCCATTGCCTCTGAGTACTGGTACTACTTCACCATCTTTGTTGGTGGTTGTACCTTCACGCAGTGCAATCAATGGGTTTACTTCACTCATGGGTTTGTTAAGCCCTTCACCTTCGCAGAGTACGAAGCTCTCTGCATCTTGCTTAATCCAATAGGTTTTGTTGGTGTCTCTTCCGGTGTTACCAGAAGTGAAACCGTCACCTCGTTTCCAAAGTCGAGCGAGTACATTACGCTCGGTTGCTTCGGCTGCACTATTGTTCTTTACGAAATCTGTAAACATGATTAGTTCCTTTTGTTAGTTCTTGTAAGTGTAAAAAGTAAGGGAGCTAGGCTGGGTTATTCCCTTTGCTTTCGCTCCCTTTGGTCGTAGTCTTTTAGGACTACGCTGTGTTAGTTAACAGTGATCTGGCTTGCATCAACTACTTTGATCTCAGGCTTTGACTTGCCTTTCTTATCGGTGTAGTTTTGCACATGGCCTTTCACTGTTATGGTCTTGCCTTGTAAGCTTGCATAGTTCCACTGTGGGCAGCGGTTACGATCAATGTAGATCGTTAGCGAAGCTTGTCTGTAGTCCGAAGTGTCATTCAAGATGGTGGATTTAGGAAGCTTAGTTACTGGGTCTAAGAAGTCCTTGCCAGACAAGACAGTAAATTTAGTTACTGCATCTTGATTCATCTTTGATGTTGCAGCCACGCTCGGTGCGACAGGAGTACCTTGGGCATAGTAATACCCGCCTCCGATAGTAGCTGCAACAATGCCAGCAGCAATCTTTTGCTTAAGGTTGCTGTTTAAAATCATAGCTTTAATGTTTTCCATTTTAGAATCCTTTTCTGATTGGGTTAGGTAGTACCAAGATTAAATAACGGTCTTGGTTTCCGTTGCATCTTCTTGCTTTGGTGCAGCAGTGAAGAAGTCTTTCAGCTTTTTGAATAGGTAGTCCAGCACCAAGAACGATGCTGGTACAATCGTTAAGTCGAGCTTGCCAAATTCTCTAGTGAGTTTTATGCTCGCTGGAATAAGGCACACGACTAGCAGTTCGATCCATCCCATTCGTATCCTCCTTTCGCCCAGAACGCTTCGGTGCGCTCCTTGCGAATGTTCATTACACGAAGGAGATCCTCTTCCCTGAGCCGATCAGGGTTACCTTCATGCCGTTTCTTTCGTAATAGTTTTAAGGCTTTTGCAAGCCTTGCTTCATAAGTCCGTTGCGACTTGCTTGTCGCAATCGTTTCTATAATCTCTACTAACATGCTGTACTCCTAGAGTTAGACTGGCTGGGTTATACTTCTACAAACAGATGTGGAACAAACCCCAAGACCACAAGGAGAACCGAGAGAAGAACAACAACCCTGAGACAACCCCTCTGGTTTATGTGGTTAATACTTTGAGGTTAAAAAGAAACCCCACAACACCTTGGAGTAGGTGTCATGGGGCTGAGGAAAGGCTAACGAGATGCAATCCAGAAGCATGTGTTTGCTTCCATGAACAGTAAGCCTACTGTTATTCCCAGTATCATTCCTTCGCTGAATCCATTAAAGAATAAAGCGATAGGTAGAATGGTTAGGGTTAAGCAAGCAGTAATTAAAGTACCAATGAAGGTACAGTAGTTAATAAACCTATTCATCAAGCCACTCCTTTATGCTGGATTTAATTTTGGCTTGTTGCATTTCTGTATCATAACCTTGCAAGGTTAGATCAAAAACTAGCACATTCTTTTGCTCATCAACGAACAAAAGATACTTGCCGTCTTTGTATGTACGATCCATGTTTGCCCTATTAATATCCATAGGGTCCATGAACCATATTTCTTTCACCCTACTAGGAATTTTTTCCATCATGGATGGTGGTGGAATAAGTATATCCCTATTGCATGGATCGAATGTCCATCCATCGGGTAGGATACCTTCTTCATATTCTTTTTCCATGCTCTTAGCTATCTTGATAGCAAGAGGAAGAGGGATGCCTTTTTCTTCATCAGCTTTTACTTCAGCCATGATTTCGTTTGCATATTCGTGAGCGCAATAAGCGTTCATCAATAACATGCACGACAGTTGGAAGCCAATAAGACAGACGATCTTCTGGCGAAAATTAACATGGTTGTTACGACTAAACATTTGCGATCTCCTTGGTAGGTTTTAATTGGTTTCCGTTCTCAGTCTGGACAACAAGTCCATCTAAGAATCGAGCGAAGTCATCGCTCGCTAAGATTGAAAACATCTTGCTGGTAGAAACATCTACCAAGCATGTCTTCTTTTCGGTGGGCACTAAGCGTTCTCGAACTTTTCTTATTCGGGTCATAGCATCTCCCTGTGACAAAACTGTGTAAGGCTATCCACGCTGGACAACCCCAAGACTAGAAGGGGAATCGAGAGGGGAAGATTGAACCAAGAGACTGGCCAAGTCATTTTCCCTAGGAAAACCTCACTGTAAATCCTTATATGTCATACACTTACAGCGTGTAGGTAATGATCCATAACTAATTGGCCTCACTTCTGTTAGAAAGAGGACAAGATTATCCATTACTCCACATATAGGATTGACTTTGGGTTTGAATCCCCCCGACTACAAGGGGAAGCAGGGTGTACATTTGTCACGCACTCACAACAACAGCGGAGGGCGTAGCACGGAGCACGAATCCAGAGCGAGCGTAGCGAGTGCAGGGTTTGGTAAAAAAGAAACCCCATCACCAGAGGTGACAGGGTTCTACTAAAGTTACCACTTTGGTTGTGGTATCTCTTTAACTGGTATGTATATACCTAAGTTTCTTACTATGATTCTTCTGAACTTTAAGAAGTCATCGCCATTTTGGTAGGTGATATACTTAATTCTTCTTTTAGAATTAAAGTTAGATGACCATGCAAATACAAAGAACATATACCATTTTCTAAATTCGTATTTGGATAGTCTTTCTTTTAAATAAAAGAAAGCTTCCGACCATGAAGACTTTCTTACCTTAGCCCGTACTAGCTTCTTCATTTCTTTTTCTGTCACGGCGGTGTTCCTTATGTAAAGTAAAGGGGAGTAAAGCAAAGTGCTTGTTATCCCCAAGACTACAAGGGTTATAAAAAAGAAACCCCTACCCTTGCGGGTAGAGGTAGGGTCTTAGATAGGTATAACCTTATCCTTTGTTCCACGCTTCATGGTGAAGTTTTCAAGGATGAAGTTTATCCTGTCATTGAGCTTGCCGATCTGATGAAAGGCAATGTTTAACTTCTCTTGCATTTCCCAGAGTTGGTCTTGGAGTACTGCTTTTTCACTGTGAGCCAGTGGGTTGAGAGTAGCAGGGGTTGGCTCTGGTGTTGGTTCGCCCATACCAACAGCTTGACGGAAGAGCTTGTAGTAGCTCTCGTATATTTGACCTTGATCCTTGGCCACTTGGCCCTGAAGAACCTTGATACTTTCCTCATCTCTGGCTTCCACAGCCAGAGAGTATTGGATTTCAAATTCTTTGGCCAACTTTTCAAGGGCATTGGCATGCCCTTTTAGTTCGGTAGCAGAGCACTTCTGTGCTTTGTCTAATCGTGAACAGATGTTAACGACTTTGGATTGACTTACGGTTACGGTAGCTTCGGACATGAGATACTCCTAGAATATTTAGTTATGGGACTTGCATGCTGAGTGCTGCAACCATCCCCAAGACATTAAGGATTACAGTCCAAGGACGGATGCGGGGTGCGTGCAAGCGAGCGTAGCGAGCGCATACTGTTAAGGAAGCACGAAGTGCGACAGGAAAAAAAGAATCCCCACCACCCGAAGGTGATGAGGATAAGGGGAAGGCTTATACTTTTTCGGCAATAGCAATCGCCGAAAATATTCTTGGCATGGACAGGGTGGTTTCCACCCCGCCTGACCATTCTTGAAACTGGGCACGGGAATGCCCAGAAAATTTGGATGCTTGGCACAACTCGACCAGTTGGTCGGCCAAGAGTGCAACATCTTTTTCCATGCCACGGTGCATGGAAACGGCAATGTTTGCCGTTTTTCTACGGACACCGTTGTCCGTGAGAAACTTGATCTTTCCTTCACGCAAAAGAAGGGAAGCTCTCAGGGTTTTACCCCTGAGAACTAAACTGCCATGGTTCCCCATGCCTTGGCTGTTAATACGAACCGAGGAGTATTCCTCGTTTACATCCCCTGTTACGGGGATGTTCCATGAGAAGCCGAAGCTTCTTAATAAGCCTGCATTGTTGAGTGCAACAGTGTCGCACTCAGCAACGGATAGTCCTTCATAAGAAATGTTGTTAAAAGAACCCATGAGTTTCTCCTTAGTTTAAATGTGCTCAGAGTCCCTCTGAGCGGGGGAGTGTACTTGACCTCTTTGGTTGCCTAGGCTTTCGCCTACCAAACTTTGAGGGGTATTTCCTCCAAAGCCGTACACCTTTACATGAATTTGGGAATACAATCCCCACGACATTAAGGAGTACAGTCCGAAAGAACGAGCCGAGTCGATTCAGTAGCCTTGACCCGCCAGAATACTGAAGCCTTACTCCCCCGCAAAAGACTATCCCTAGTTCCACGGCGGGGGCTTGGAACCCCGTACCACCTAGTGTGGTAGCGTGTTACACCCCACCCCCTGCTTGCACAGGGAGTGTGTTGGGTGTCCTCCACACCAGCCACCTAGCAGAAGCTAGGCAACTGGATCTATTAGATACAAGGATCGAAACTGTTCATTTGAAACTTCTTGAACAGCTTAAAGTAGAACGGAAAAGTATTCCTTCTGCAAAGAAGGTGATCAGTCTTTTCTACTTTCTTAAGGTGAGCCACATGTGCAAGCCCTACAAACATGGTATGGAACTCATGTTTGATACCCCACTCAGCAAACTTCTTGCATATGCACCTCATATGCTTTTGGATTTCTGAGTCCATCCATTCGTACGCAGCAGGCTTTAACACCCACTTACCACGACTGAACTTTCTCAAATGAGCAGGGACAGCATCTTTAGCTGTAAGATTACACATTGTTCGATATCTATCTTTCAACATTTCCAAGGCATCTTTGTTTACCTTGTCGTTAGCGTGAAGCCTAGCACCTGTGAGAAGTGCAAGGTAGTGATTACGAATCCTAACTAGCTCGATCTTGCTGTCAACTTTACCAAGGGCAACTTTGACTTTCTCTGCACTAGCTTTTACTAGCCGTGAGAACCAAGACAGACCAAGCCTGTTCTTAGCTTTGAGATCAGCTACGATGTTAGGATACTCAGTCTTCTCAAAGAAGCTTTTACACTTCTCTAATACCAACTCGTCAATGCACTTGTCTGACCGAAGAACCAAATCTCCAATCATTCGTGCAGCAGTCATCTTGATCCATTCAATATCTTCTGGATCTCGAGTCTGCTGACAAGTGTCTACGACATCTTCCATTGGGACCATGATGTTGTTCCGCTCACCGTTAGGATGAGCTAGATTCCACAAGGTGATAACATTGATTATCGTCCCTGGATTCAAACCTTCCATCTCAACCTCGCATAAGAAATTCTCAAAGGTGTATTCGCCTTTGTAGTCTTTCTTGGTTCGACTCTTACTAGGCAACTCTGGAAGCTTCTCTCCCCGTGCTAGTAAGATTGCATCCCGCTCGGTTGCCTTCAATGGCATCTTTGCGGGAAGCTGGATATCTGGAACCTCTATCGGTGGTGTGCCGATAAAAGTACAAACATTGTATTCACCACGGTCTGACGGATTCCTGTGCATGAAGCACACGATCTCGTCACCACGCTTACGGAAAATCACACTAAGCTTATCGTCCGCATCCATGCCACCATGGTTACGGAGATTCTCAAAGTATTCATCATCCGAAGTAACGAACAGCATGTACTCTTTGCAGTACATCACTGCACCTTTCGGTACAGTGTAGTCAATACCGAGCATTCTAAGAACGCTCTCAGAAACCAATTGGCAATAAACAGCACCAGGGATTTGAACCCTAATGCTCAACTCATACAAGTCAGCAACACGCTGCATCCCTGACCGCCATACTCCCTTGAGTACGGCAGGCAGAGATCGAATATCGCCCCACTCTTTCCACATGCACAACCACATACGCTGTTGTGTAGTGTGGCTTTCTTCGATCCTTCCGTGGATCAAGTCAAGCCGTAACTCATCCAACGAGTCTTCTAGCTCATTGGTATCCATAGCAGCGATCTTAGTATCTAAGGTATTGACTACCCAGTGATAAACACTGGAGTCTTCAACCTTGATATTGAAGCCACAACCAAAGGCTTCTGGGAAATTCCTAACCGCTTGACGGTTAGTGTAACCTTTAAGTTTGCCAGGTTGAGGGTCAATGCCCACATAGGCATAGTCACCGTCAATACCTAATTCTTTCTTGATATTAGTCTTGTGAGTGACTACATCTTCTTTCATGTCACACACAAAGAACTGACCCTTGATAAAACCAATCCGTGGAATGAACAATCTACCGTTGAAGACCAAAGTAGAAGTCAAGAGTCTCATTACTCCCGCTTTCTCTTCAGTGTCCATTCCAATCTTTTCCAACCGAGCTGCGGTCTGTCGAATAATCTCAAGATACAATCTGCGAGAGATAGCAATAGCTCCATCCATCACTTTCTCATACTTGATCATTCCTTTTGCAGACAACTTCTTGCCATCTGCTGTTTCCTTTTCCAGAATCTTTACGGAGTCTGGATTGAGAACAGTAACACCAATCTTTGCAAAACCAAGATATGGCTTAAGCAATTGGCTGGCTCTCTTAGGAGTCTTAAGCCCCATAAGGAGCTTAATACCCAAGGTTTTGAACCAACCAAAAAACTCTACCTTTTCAGAAGAAACAGCAAAGATGATTGAGTCACCTTTGTGTACGGAGAAAATAAGATTGCCCTTAAGGGCTAAGAAGAACTCTTTCCTAGCTATAGAGTTTTCATTAGGACAATTCTCAGCCTCCCCGATGATGGGGAAAGAGTACACACGGTACTCCTTGCCCAACAAGTCAAGGAAGTGATAAAGCCTCCCGTGAAGGCCAGACAGGTTGTTAGAGTCCGCAATAAGCTCAAACTCAAAACCTTTCTTAAGAAACATCGAAAGGGTCATATCAAAACTATTCATATCGATATACTCCACAATTAAAGAAAAAAAACACACAAACAAAACGATCAAACTTTACAGTTAGTGCCAAATGACACCTCCTGTTTTTACAATAAGTGGTATGTCTTCGATCTTTTGCATGATCTCAAACATGTCGTAACTAGGATCGTAAATTTGATTAGTAAAATGACTAACCAAAATTTCCCTTACTTTGGCTGGATCTTCTTCAAAGCCAAAACCATTCTCAGCTTTAAATTGAATCCTTCCATACCCGAACAAAAGAAAGTTTTCTAAAAGATCAAGATGCCTATCTCTTCTGACAATCTTGTATACTTTGTCGTACTCAGATATCGCAGCATACTTTTCTTTGATACCTTCTAACCTTTCATAAGTCCCCGCTGGAACTTTTGCTAACTTTTCAATTACAATTTTGTCTTGAGTCATTGCATACAATCTCGTACCCATAATAAAACTCCTTAAGTAAAGTAAAAAAAAACACACAAACAAACGAACAAGTTAATCACCCATAGTTGCTGATTCCCAACCCCGTGAAGGGTAGAAGTTGTTGTGCCACTTCTCTGTGTTAATCGAGCCGTGGTCTTTGATTCGTTTTGCCATCGATCTGGCTTCTGCCATTGACTTAAAAGTCTCTAGCAATTGAAGTCCTAACTTTGGACTCCACCTTATTCGGACATAAAACACATCACGGCTTGGATCTCCTGAGCCAAACGATGCCGTGCATACATCACGATTACCAAGATTCCAACGAACAAACTTTTGAACATTACTCATAACGCAAACTCCTTAAATAAAAAGAACAAGCCCATGCAACACGCATGAGCTTTAGAAAACGAACAAACTTAAACAACATTTAGAAAGGCAAACAGTTACAATCATCCTCGTAATTTTTTCCACAATCACAAGGTGTTCGTAAACCTTCTACTACCTCTTTATCTTTTTGTGGTTCTATCTCTTCTATGGAATGAAGATACTCACACGCTTTTTCCCTCGAAAGTTCCACTGCACCAGGATAATCGTATTCACGATCTGCTCCACTTTCAGCATCTGCACATCTCTGGTTTTCTTCAAAGCGTTCAAATACCAAAGACTCGATATTGCTTCGGTGCTGAATCGCCCACCAACTTGGTGAGCACTTAGAGCAATACATAGGATTGCCATCCGCTTGTTTACAACTCACACAATAATCTTCGATTAAGTGCGAGTTATATAAGTCAACACAATCATTGCAAAGACAATCAATAGACACTTCTTGACAATAAATACAATTAGCCATAACCAATACTCCTTCAGAGTAACTAGAAACAAAAACAGTCACACTCAACATGAGCATGACTGTATATGCCGGACTTGGAACCGTTACGAAGTCTAGTCTTCGTAGTGCATTACACTCCGTAGAGTGTCCTCTGCTATCTAAGAAAAACAGTTACAACATCTTTAACAGCCAATTTGTTATCAGCAGCTACACACCCAGCATGTTCTGATGCAAAGAAAGTTACTCCGTCCAAGTTGCTGCGTTCTTTAACTTGCTTTGGGTGACAACACAGAATTTTTGTTATTTTGACATCAAATTGTTTAAGTACTAAATTCAATGGGCAATGAGTATTATTTGGAAAAAACCAAACATAACCATCAGACCCTCCGTGGATTCTTAGAATTACATCTCCATCGGTACTCTTAACTAATTCCCAAGCTGGTGCATTGTATTGATCCATCCAGTCAGCTACAGCAATAACTTTTGCTACAGTAAACTTTCCAGCAACTGGATACGCTTCGCTAACTTGATTTGCTTTTACATACAAAGCAACTGATACTGGAGCAATAAAAGTTACAAATACAATAGTCAAACCAATAATAAAATTCTTCATCTCGGACTCCTTTGTTAGATCGAACAACATCAACACTCCCCTGTTTGCAACACACACGCATCGCACAAGTCACAGGGGGGGGTAGGGGTGTCAATTCACTTTCACACAACCACATAGGAATACCCTCGACCCTGCCCTTAATACGGGGGTTAAAAAAAGAACGCCTGTCAAAACGACAGGCGCATAATGAATGTTTAAATTAAGAAATGATTACCTTCGGTTTAGATCAGTCCAGTTATTGATCGGTGTTGTACCTTCTGTCCTTAAGATTCCTTCTTTCTCTTCAATCCTGTCACGGGTAGTAGCGTTCTTATCAATCCTAAGAGCATGAAAGTCCATAAACTCCATCAAGGTTGGAACAGTAACATCTGCTCCCGTGATAGGGTCTTGCTTAATTACATATCCTTTAAAATCATTTGCGTTTAAAAACTCTGATGTTTTGAAATACTTAAGCGGAATAACATCGTTGATATGTGCTCTTATTTCATTTAACTGGTCAAGGGTAGTAGCTTCTTGGATAAGAGTTGGAATAGAAGCCCTTCCTCTCATAGCAATAAAATCTCCCCGTCTTCCCATTTGTACAAACGAATCATACTCACTATTCAAAGGATCTGTCTGTGCTTTAAGCCTATCCCTTTCTTGGTTAAGTGCAGAGTTTCTTGGATCTCGGCTTATATCATCTTGCCGTGTAAACATGTTTTGCAATTCCATGTACCGATTCATGTACTTGGTTATACTGGCACTTTTTCTTGCTTCTTTCATTTCTGGAAGTGCGTTAATTCTTTTACCAATTTGAAAACGAAGTCTTCTTGTATACATGCTCATTTGTTCGTTAACAACATCTTGCAATTCTTTTCCCGTGTACCCTTGCTGTATAAAGTGTAATTGAGAAGCTTCCCTCATTTTTCTAAGGTGATAGTTCTTTTCAATCCCCACTTTTCCAATGGTAGATTCTCCCAGTGAAGTTAAATCCCTAACCCTTTTACTTTTATCTTTTGCTTCTCGTATTGCTTGTTTTTTAAATTCTTTGCTTTCTCTTTCTCTCCGTGCTTCTGGGTTCATCTCTTTTCTTTTTTTAATCTGCTCTTCTTTTTGTTTTCGTGGGGTAAGCTCATTCATACTGGTAGTTCCATCTCGTCTACCAGAAACATAAAGGTTGAATAACACTTTATTGTCTTTAATAATATCTTCCATTGCGTTAATAATAGGCATGTTTTTAAGCCTTACACTCAAGCTGCTTAACGACAAAATGTTTTGAATGTAGTTACAAACAACCATCTTACCGCCATCTCCCCTGTGTACTCTTTCTAGTTCTTCCCTAACTTTTTTCTGTAAGTCATAAATGTTATTGATTCCAAACATTCTTATTTTTTTTCCAAAGCTTGCACTTTCTTGAATATTAATTAAAAAAGGATCAACACTAACTTGCACCCTGTCTTTAACTTTTGTAAATACAAACTCTTGCATGCTTGAGCTAAACGCATACTCAAAGTATTTGTTTTGTACAAACGGCAAAAACTTACTTAAGAAATCTTTACCCATTGCGTTTTCTAATACATCTCCTTGGTTTTTACTCCAAGCTACTAATATACTTTCCCCTTCTTGTTTTATTTTTTCTCCTATGATTTTTGAAACATAGGCTTTGAATTTATCAACGCTTTTAATTCCTTGTTTTTTCATTTTAGAAATGGCTGAGTTCTCACTTACTAACCTAAGAACATTTTCTTTTTTAAGTAAATTGCTTTCAACAATTTCATTTCCAATAGCTGCTATAGTCCTAGCCCCTGCTGCTGTTCGTACATACGCTTTGGGATCAAACCCAATCTTTATCATCCTGTCCATTAAAGCTTTATCTTTAAACGCTCGAAGAATTTGATCATCATCTTTTTTAAATATAGCTAACTCACGGTGGTTCACTTCTTTTTTATACGCTGCTTGTACTTTAGGCATATCTACTTTTGCTGGGTCATTAACAGCATATGAAACCAGTAAACCTAATACTTTACTTTCTTTGCCTAACTTTTTTATTAAGTCTTTTGCTCGTTTAGGGTGCAGCTTAGTTCCTATGTTTCTAATACCTCTTAAGTCACCAGCATTTAAAAGTTTTATAACCTCCCTACTCAAAACAAAACTATCTCTAATTTGTCCTGGTGCAATATTACCCGTGGACAAAGTAGCCATACTTTCAACAATTTGAGTGTTATAAAAGTAAACTGCTTTTGTTAGCTTTCTAACTTTTCTAAACTCCAACATCAATGAGTTTTTAGCAGCAACAGTAAACGAGTCTTTTGGTAATACATTTAATAAATCATCAAGAGCATTTGAAGCTTCAACGGCATTTGCTGAATTAAGAATTTTTTGTATAGGTGCAGGTAGTTGTTTAATCTTAGAAATGATCTCTGCAATTTCTCTTTCGGCAGCTTGAAGCTCCGAGGCATTAGACCTTGTTGCAGAAGACTTATACAAACCTTCCCACTTTTTAAAATCACTTGTTGTAGGATTTCCTATCTGCCGAATAATATTTGCTCTTGCTTGCCCTGCTGTTCCAACCACTAAATTATTTACCGTATTTTGTTCTTTACTTAATACCGACTTTCTTCCTGTCCGTGCAAACCTTGCTTCTTCTACAAACTTAAAATGCTGATCTGCAAAAGCTTTTCTTCTTTCTAATGCTCCCAAAACATACTTATCCCCGTCTTCATAAGTAGTCACAATTTTATTCCACGCTTGTGGTTTATCTTTTTTAAGCTGTTGCATAAATGTAGACTTAAGCCAATTATCTTTTAATACACTAAGATGCTTACTTACATCTGTGACAAAAGTATTTCCTATCAAACTTCTATAAACACTTGGGTTTCTTCTTCGTACTTCTTTTATCCACTTTGATAATTCGGTGGCACTACCATCAACAGGGAGAGGAAGGATAGAATTACTTTTTCCCATAGCCCGAAGCAATGCACTTCCTCGTAAATCTAAATCAGTCATAAAACTTGCTATATCCCAAACATTCCTATGCCTGTTCAAAAGGTCTTTGATTCTGGAATTTATTGCCATTTTTTCATCTCCGTGGCATCTTTCTATTGATCCATATCTTAATTTATACCATAATAGCAATATTAGCGATCTTAAATATAAGGGTTAATTATGGCAAAGCGTAAGCGTAAACTTCGCCTCCCTCCTGACCAAGCATCAGATAGGGATCTTTCAACGCTTCTATCTTATGGTCCTTCCTTTCTTCCCTATGTTGCTGCATGGACAGACTCTCGCATTGAGCAAGTTCGGAACTTTAAGCACTGGATATACATTGCAGTCAGAACTATTGCCAAGCAAGTTGCTTCTCAAATACCTAATGTGTCATGGACATACCATCACTCTTTAGCTGCTCCCCGTGCAAACTACCTACGCTCAAAAGCCCTAATACCCCTGCTATCCCATGAAGACTTAGAACCAGTACCGGACAAACACCCCTTACTGCGTTTGTTAAAAGACCCCAACGATCCTGACACTTCTTATGATCTTTGGTATGAAACCATCATGTTTCATCACCTCACAGGTATAGCGTACTGGTGGATGCCAAAGAATGCTCTTGGCCTCCCTGCTGCAATTTGGGTAGTTCCTTCGCATTGGATGTGGCCCATTGTTGGTCAAGACAAACTTATTGAAGGTTATGAGATCCGACCTATTGAGGGTAATTACTTTCGTAAGTTTTTACCTGTTGACGAAATCGTAGTGTTTAAAGACAAGTCGCCCATCTCAAAGATTGATGGTTACTCCCCGCTAACAGCAGGCGCACAGTGGGGCGATACAATGGAAATGATTAACCGCAGTCGTTGGCATGCTTACAAAAACGGAACATTTCCAACAGTAGCTGTTCAGTTTGATGGGAAGTTTCAAGACCCTAGTGATGAAGACCTTCGCCGAATTGAATCCAAGTTTATGTCCCGATACACAGGTGAAACCCGATCTAACCGTCCAATGTTTTTACCGCCAGGTGTTTCGGTTAACCCAATATCTCTTGGCATTAACCAAATGTTATTCGGTGAAACGGCAAACGAAGTAAGAGACAACCTACTAGCCTTGTTTGGTGTACCCGCCTCCGCAGCAGGGCTTTCTAAAGACATGACATATGGTTCGGTAATGGCATCTCATGCTGGGTTTATGCAGCAAACTATTAACCCTTTACTCCGTTATTTTGGTCAAGTAATCACTGAGAAGGTTGCTCATCGTTATGATGAATCTTTAAAAGTTTGGTGGGAAGACATCACCCCGCACGATCCAGAGCTTGTAGAAAAACAAATTCAAACCGACTTAATGTGTGGTGCTATAACTCCTAACGAAGTTCGTATTATGCGTGGCAGACAACCTTTTCCAACAGCATGGGGGGATAACCCAATTCTTCCTGTTAATGTTGCAAGCAATCCAATGGGTGGTACACATGCTCCCGTACCCGCTCCTTTATCCAATCCAAACGATAACAGAGGATAATCATGAGTAAATTTGAAATACCATCATCGCTTGAAACAGCCAGTCCCGAACTACTTAGAAGGTTTATTCAAGACCGAAAAGCTTTTCATAACGATCAACTAAAAAAGTCTGGGGTACTTTCCCTACCTCCCCAGTACTTACGAAACATGGCTCACACCCTAGGCCAATCGCCTTCCGCTCCCCTAGCTCTTGATTCAGATGATGCTGAAGAGCCAAAGGTAGATACATACAACATGACCGCTCGTTTTGTAATTACAACATCGGGCAAAGATAGACACGGTGACATTGTTTTACCCCGAGGTTGCGTATCCCATCTTAAAAACTATACTCGTAACCCTCGCATATTCTTTGCTCACAAAACCGAAGAGCTTCCTATTGCATCTGCCCGTGACCCAGAAGGCAACCTTGCCCTTGAGATTCTTGAAGACAAAATCTACTCTACAGCTTACTTCCACGGAGAAACCCGTGAGTCAGAACTAATCTTTCGTCTAATAGCCCGCAAAGAATTACAAGCTTGCTCCATAGGTTTTCTTCCTATCCGAGCTACTCTTATTGAAGATGAAGATGAAGAAGACCTTATCGACATAACAACAGGGGAAGAGATTCTTAACTTCCGTTCTAACTCTGCTCGTCAAATGCCATGCCTTCGATTTTTAGAATGGGATATGATTGAGTGGAGCGTAGTGCCTATCCCTGCAAACCAAGATGCACTTGCAGCCCACCTTTCCCGTGGACACATTGAAGGAGAAAAACTTTCTCCTTCTATCAAAAGAACATTATCTTCTTTTGTGTCTAAAAAGAAAAATGTTTCAGTTTCACTTTCTCTTCCTTTAATCCAAGAAGAAGAAAGTGAAATTGAAACTCTGGAAAAAGAAATTGAAAAAGAAATAGAAGAAAATGAAAACGAAAAAGCTGCTGAGGTAGATAAAGAAAAATTAGACGAAGTGTTTGCAAGCTATAAAAAAGAAACAAACATGGGTTATGCAGCCCTTAAGAAATGGTCTGAGAGTGCTTGTTCCAAACGAGCATCTCTTAGTAGAGGTCCTATTAATCGTAACCTAGAACTTTTATCTACTCCTAAAGATAAGTGGACAGCAAAGCATATTACATGGGCAAACAAGACTATAGCCTTTAACACTCGCATGCTTGGTATGCCTAGAGGTAAAAGAATTTCTGAAGAATGTCCTTGGTCAAAGCGTGACATTTCCCTAAAAAATTGGGCTTACGACCCAGGCAAGACTCCCGAAAGTAAAAAAGAGTTAGGCGAAGAAATAACTCATCAGATGTATGCAGGGCCTAGTCCTGGTGTTGATCTTCCTTTGGCTGAGAAAAAGAATCCTCCCGCTCCACCTAAAGATCAAATAACAGGAAGCGATACTAACAAGCCTAACTCGGCTTCGGATGATAAAGGCAAAATTACAATTAGTCAGTCAACCGAAAAGACTCTTAAGAATAAAATAAAAGAGCATAATGAAAAGATGAAAGAAAAACCAGCATGGGCAAAGACTACTCTAGGGGCAGTCAAGTCTGTGTATCGCCGAGGGGCAGGGGCTTTCTCTTCTTCCCACCGTCCTAACATGACCCGTGCTCAATGGGCTTTTGCAAGGGTTAATGCTTTCTTATATCTTTGTAAAAACGGAAAACCAGAAAACAAAAAATACATAACAGACAATGATCTCTTACACAAAGATCATCCTAAGTATTCCAAAGAAAAAAAATCTATTAAGAGTGCTAAAACCCTATCACGCTTAGAAACAAATTCTTTGTTTGGTAAACTTTTAGCAAAGCAATACAAGGCAGTAAAGTCTGAGGTCAAGATGGCTATGGCGGTCCTCTTGTCCTTGCAAGAAGGATTACTCCCCGAAAAAATTAAAATCGGGGTTTACATCATCCTTGCAAAGCATTATAAATTATTAGATATAACCTCTCCGGTTTATCGCAAGATTTCTAGCCTTGAAGAAATTAAAACGATGTTTCCGGAAATTGACATTAAGGAGTTTACTACCGTGGCAACCAACGAAGAAAACTGGATTAAGAGCGCAATGGATGAATTACAATCACCCCCTACTCAGGGCAAGCCAAAAAAGAAAAAGAAAGAAGATGAAGACGAAGAAGAAAAATACGCTTCTTCTAAAGACGATGAAGAAAAAGCAGAAGATGAAGATGCAGAAGAAAAAGCTGCCGATGACGATGACGAAAAAGAAGACAAAGAAGTAGACGAAGAAGAAAAAGAAATGGATGAAGAAGAAAAAGCTGAAGACGAAGACGAAGAAAAAATGGTAGAAACCAAAGATATTCTTAAGTCTATGTCCGCAGTAATGCAATCCATGCACGAATGCTCAAACGCTCACACCGAGCTTCTTAAAGGTCTTCACGAAAAGATGGACGAATGTATGAAAGCATTTGCTCCTAAAGAAGACAAAGAACAGGAAGAAGACGAAATGAAGTCTATTCTTTCTGGTCTACTAACACTCAAGTCAAACCAAGACGCTTTAAACCGCCGTCTGTTTGAAGTGACAGGAAAACGGTAATGTCTTCGCTTAAAACGAAAAAACATTCTGGTACTTGCTCTACTTGTTCTTTTTGGGAATCCCAAGAAAAACAAGTAGGGGAGTGCCATCGCTTTCCTCCGGTTCTCATTCAATCCGTACCTGGCAGTCATTTGCTTCCAGAAGGAAAGATGGGAATTTTCCCCTTAACCCAAGCAACTATTACTTGTGGTGAGTTTAAGTCCTCAACCCTTTTATAAAGGAATCTATTCATGGCCGAGAAAAATCTTAAGCCCGTGCTGGATGCAATCCAGAACATCACGGACACTCAGTCCAAGTTCCAAAACAAATTGGAAGAAATCGAAGTAGGCTCAAAGTCTGCTCGAAACAATTCCACCCTTAACGCTCCCCAAGTGCGTAAAGGCGAAAACACTATGAGTAGCCGAGGCTATAGCTTCGTAAAACTCTTTGGTCTTCTTCGTGGCGAACTTGCTCCTGAGCAAGCACGGGTTGAATGGGAAATGGCACAGAACCTTCAAAAGCTTTATGTAGACCGTCTTGGCTACAACAAAGCCCACACTAACACAATCATGGCTCCCTTTGGTAGCGATTACATTGCTGAAATCCCTGGCGAAGAAGGCTTTGCAAAGGAAGTAAGGCAAGTTGTATCCGCTGGCATTAGTGGTTATGACCGTGAAGAAGTGCGTGGCATTCGTGCCAAGCATTGGGGTGTTCAGAAAGCAATGTCTTGGATCGATGAATCCCAAGGTGGTGCTTTGGTAGCTCCCCCAATCCAAGGCGAACTTATTGAACTTCTTCGTAACAACGAAGTGTTCATGGCTGCTGGTGCTCGCACCATTGCAATGCCACCAAATGGAAGAATCACCTTCCCAAGACAAACCAATGCTGGCACAGCTTACTGGGTTGGTGAATCCAACGCAGTTACAGACTCAACACCCGCAACAGGTGATGTGCTCTTGCAAGCTAAAAAGCTTGGTATCTTGTGCAAAGTTCCTAACGAACTTTTCCGATTTAGTTCTGTTTCGGTTGAAATGTTCTTGCGAGAAGATATCAGCCGTGTACTTGCTTTGCGTTTGGATAAGTCGTTGTTGGAAGCTGCTGGTTCGACTAACGAACCTAAGGGCTTGATCAACTACGCTAATATTACCAGACACACCGCCAAGACTCCTGGCACAAACGGTGACACCTTCACACCAGAAGATGTTGCAAACATGATTGGTAAAGTCGAAGAACAAAACGCACAGTTTAAGTCCTTCGTCATGCGACCTCTTATGTATGCTGCAATCGCCAACAGGCGAGCCGATGCCGTCACCGCTGGTGATAGCAAAGGACCATTTGTGTTCAACATGTTCCGTGAGTTGAACCAAAACAGCATTGACTACTCTCGAGGCACCCCTGGCAATCTATACGGCCACCCCGTATTTAAGAGCACCCAGATTTCCGCTAGTAGGTCTAAAGGAAGCTCAAGCAACCTTTCCTATATCCTTGGTGGTGATTTTGCTGATTACCTCATTGCTATGTCAGGTGCCATCGAGTTTCAAATTTCAACCCAAGGTGACACACCCTTCACGACCGACCAAACTTGGTATCGAGGGATTATGTACACCGATGGCGCACCTCGCCATGAAGCATCTTTCGTACTTTGCGATAACCTCAATATCGCTTAATTAACAACCATGTTGCCCAGAGGCTAACCCCTCTGGGCTTTCTAAACTCAAACATAAAGGAACACTATCCATGCCAGCTACTTTTATTGCAGACTTGAAGAATCAAGGAATGGGTGCAGCTTCAATCGCTCCCGTAACAGCCCCTGCTTCTTCAGTAACCGGAACCGGAATTGACCTTCAGCTTTCCGATGGCCCTATTAATGCACTCTTGGTAACCGGAACTGCTTCCGGTGGAACAAGCCCAACCCTTGCTGTCAAAGTTCAAGAGAGCGATGACAACAGTAACTTTGTAGACCTTAAGAGTTATGACACTCTTTCTGGTACAGACCTTAACGGTCAGTTCCAGTTCTTAGGCAAACTCCTTCGCAACAAACGATATGTAAGAGCCGTAGCAACCGTAACAGGTTCGCCAACTGCTTTGCCATTATCTGTTGTAATCATTGCAAGCAAGAAAATTGCTGGCGATGGTAATGGTGCTTTAGTTAGCTAAGTAGTAAACCTTAACCCCGAGTAAACCATGCTTACCAGCTTGGCCCAAATCAAGGCATTCTTGAATATATCGGGGTCTGATACTACACAAGATTCTCAATTGAAGGGACTCCAAATTGCTGCTGAGTCGATAATACAATCTCGACTTAAACGCAATTTGGAGTCTGCTTCTTATACAGAGTACCACGCTGGTAACTCTCAAAGAACAATTGCTCTTCGTAACCGCCCAGTACTTTCAATCACTTCAATCTATGAAGACTTTAACGCATTTAGCGGAACAAAAGATAATTCTTTTGGCCCTGACACCTTACTAATCGCTGGGCATCATTACGCTCTTGATATAGACGAAGGCACTACAACATCAAAGTCTGGCCTAGTCATTCGTATTGGTGGAGTCTGGATGGAGATAGGTAGAGTATACTTCCCTGGCAAACTCTCAGCAGAAATTGGGCCGACATACGGCAACCTTAAAATAACTTACCGAGCAGGCTACGATGTCATACCGCAAGACATTCAATACGCTGTCTGCCTTTTAATCTCCATAATGAAGCGCACCCTGCCTTTTGGTGGTAATGTTGCATCAGAAAAAATTGGTGATTACGAATACAAGATGTTTGATCCATCTTCAACCAAAGATCCATTAATAAGCTCTGTAGATCAAATACTCTCCCGTTATAGGGAGCAAGCTCTTTAATGATATCATCTTCTTTAATTACAGATACCGTAACCTTAGAACGACCTTACATAACTTTAGACGAAGTATCTGGCTCTAAAAGAGAAGTATGGAATCCCGTAGTAGGTTCACAAAATATCCCTGCTTCTATCCAACCCGTATCTGCACAAGTACGACAAGACTTTGCTTCTCGCCAAATAATAATAACCCACCGGATTTACACTCGTTCAGATTTAAAGGCCCAGCGTGGTGATCGTGTTCGTCCAAACAAGGGTACAGCAGTTTACATGGTTACAGCATACTATGACCAAGGTGGTCGTGGGCAAGTTTTTATGATTGAAGGAAGAGAGGTTAGTGCTTAATGGCTTCCCCTAACCCACCCACTCACACCCTAAGCAAAACCTCCGCAAGTTCATTTACTGCAAACATTGCTTGCGAATCAAACCTTAATGTAGACCTTTATGTAAGAAGATCAGCATCTTCTTCTGAGCAATACAATTTGTTTTCAACCCGATCTGGCCCTGGTTCTATTTCCGTCACAGGAAGAACACCCTACGAATACTATCAAACCTACACAGTTACCCGTGATAGTAACAACAATGTATCTACACCCTACTTTGCCTCTATCGACCTTAATGTTCCAAACTCAGCATTATCTGCAATAAGGTCTAAATGGCTTGCAACCCCTGCATTGGTTTCTTTGTTCAAGGGTGGATTATTTGCAAACGAAGCTCCCGAAGGTGTTGAAGGTAAGCCTTTAGTAATGCCGTATTGCATACTTAGAGAACAAGATACTGACTTTCACTTTATGATGAGCGAACAATACTTTCAAACTAGCAGCATAGACTTTATCGTTTTTGCCCCTGGTGCAGCATTAACAGAGACTTGTATGTCTCTAATTCGAGAAAATTATGATTGGCAATACCTACCTTTTGTTAAACCCGAAACCTACACGATAGCCATGCACCCTACCCACAGTTCACTGACAAGTGAAAATTTTCGGTACAAAGATGGTAATTTGATCTTTCGGGGATCTGTAAACTACGATATTATTATTAACAGGATCCTCTAGTTTTTTTCCTTAAGGAGATTTTTCAATGCCAACAACTCTTTCTGTATCCGGTATTAAAGCTGGATTTTCTTGGGACCTTCAAAAGACAAACACTTTTGGTTCTAACACCTCCAACAGTGGAAGCTTTTCCTACTCGTCTTCTTTGGCTACCGGAACAGGTGTAGACAAAGCAAACCTTTTTTATGCAACGCAAGAAACCATTGCTGCAAGTGGAACACTAAACCTTGATCTTTCAAACAGTAGCACCTATGACCCATTGTCTACAGCAGTAGCTTTTACCAAAGTAAAACTTATTTATATTGAAGTTGTGACTGACCCAGAAGGAGTAGCCGTAGGCTCTGGTATCACCGTAGGTGGTCATGCTTCTGCTGCTATGTCAACCTTTTTTGGTGACACCTCAGACACAATTAAAATAAGACAAGGTGGTTGTTTCCAACTTTCTTGTAATACCGCTGCTGGTTATGCCGTAACAGCAACAACCGCTGACATTATCAAAATTGCAAATGATAGCACTACCGCTGGTGTTATTGTTCGCATTGGTATTGTAGGCGAAGCGTAATAGTTTTTTCCAAACCCAATTAAGGAGCTTCTCAAATGGCTACAGCTATTTCCGGTTTTCGTGGTCGTGTTATTGTAGGTACTACAACCCTCTTGGCTTCCAAGTGGTCTGTTACCTACAAGACCGAATTGCAAGATTGTTCCAGCTTTGAAGAAGAAACAGGCGGTGCTCAAGGAGCTATTACTCCTATTAGCCGATATGTTGCTTCTTTGTCTGACATGGAAGTTTCAATTGATGCTTTCTACGATGTAGAAACAGGCATTATCCCTGCCCTTAAGCCTGGCTCTTCTGTAGATTGCGAATTGTTTACTAACAAAGGAGCAAATCCAGCTTTTGGTATTGCAGCGGGTGTAGGTGGAACAGCAAAGAAATTTGCTTTTAAAGTTATTATTGAAAACCTCACTACTGATACTGAAGTTAGAGGCGTGATTAAATACACGATTTCTGGTCGTGTAAGTGGTGGTCAGGCCTTGACCCTTGCTTAATGTTTTTAGTTTTTAACTGGAAGAGCCTTTGGAACTTCCGAAGGCTCCTTCCTTGTAAAAGGAAGGTATTCTATGGCCCGTGCAGCCGGATATGGTGGAAGAGTACTGATCAACGACACCGTACTTTATGCAAACAAGTGGGCTGTTGATTACACTCTTGAAACTGATGAAGGTACTAGCACTCAAGGAAACCAACCTGTTTACTTTAACCCCGCTAACCCTCAGACTTACCGACTGAATACAAAACGGTTATATCCCAAAGTAGCAGAAATCTCTATAAACTTTGAAGCATTCTACGACACTTCTCATGGGTGGCTAACTGCTTCGGCTCAACAAGGCGGTTTCTTTTGGGGTCTATGTCCTGGAAGAGAAGTTAGAATAACTCTTTTTCCAGCAACGCATCTTCGTAATAACGCACTCTGGTATTTTCAACAAGCTTTGATTGTCCAATGCACCCAGACCGTGGAAGTCAGGCAAGTTGTAAAAATAAGTTTTTCAGCTAAGAACAACGGTCCCAATTACACTATTAACATTTAGGAGTTTGATATGGCTGAGATTTCTAAAGCCCTTGGTCTGGGCAGCAGTTTTGCACATGAAGGAAAGACTTACACCTGTTCCCCGTGGACATACAAGATCCAAGGCGAATTTGAACGCTACCTTGAAGATCATGCAATCCGAACAGCAAAACGCATGAGGCAATACCTTAACCAAGAAGAATACTCTGACCTAATTGCAAAAACACAAAAAGACATTGCAGAAGGTTATTACGCTTTTGGTGCATCACCCTGCATGAGAGCAATGCAAACTCTTACGCACTTTAAAAAAATACTACAACTGTGCCTTATCGTTAACCACCCTGACATTGACATGGAGTTTGTTGACGAGCTTGTACAGAACCGTCTTGAAGAAATGATGGCAAAAGTTGGAGAAGCGAACAACGACCCAAACCAGAATGGTCCGGAGGCAACTCAGAACCAGGTCGCCGGATAACCATGTCTGGGGTTTTTTCAACGCTAGTTAAAGAGCCTTTTAATCTTTCAATAGAAGAGATTGGAAGGCTCACTCCCTACCAAGTAAAAAACATCTTCTTTCGACCTAAAGAAGCAGATGAACCGGTGGGTGAGTTTCAAAGTGAGAAAGAACTTTTCTGGAAGGTTCATGTTGATTGGAAAGGGCTTACCGAAGACGAAACGCAAAAGTTGTGGGATCGGCATATTCGGAAGCAAGAAGAAAGTCTAAAAACACCACCGGAGAACTCCGATGATTAATGAAGGTGAAAGCCACAAGAAGCAACGGCTTATGCAAACTCCTTATACGGGTGCAGAAGCCGTTGGTAAGCTCCTTAAAAACTTTGGCCAAATATCGGAAGCTGTCTCTAGATTTGGTAATACATTAAACGCAATTCACATTGCTGCCGAAAACATTGAACATGAGTTTCGCAACCTTGCTTCAATGATGTCTATGACACGGTATTCAATGTCCATGTCTAACAACTCTCCTATGTACGGTGCTGGGGCAAAGCGCACAAACTTCCCCAGCCCACAAGAACGACTAATAGAATTTGAAGTAGTTGAACGAGCTAAAAACAATATCCGTGATCAACTCAAACAAGAGCGTGGCGAACAACCTTTTAAAGACAACGCAACCCGCCTTGAAGAATACGAATCATTCTTAGAAGAAAAAGAAGCAGCGTACAAAAACCATAAAGCAAGAATGGATGATTTGTACAAAAGAGATGGAAAAGAACCAGTCACCACCGAAACAAAAATAAACGAATACCAAAAATTCTTAGATGAAAAATACACTAGGTTACAAACCTATTTAAAAAAAGAACTAGACTTATTTGCTACCATGCAAAAAGCTAGAGGACTTGAAAAAGTTGGAATAAATAAATTAATTTTTGAATACGAAGAATCTTTAAAATCACAAAACAAAAGAAAAAATAATAACAAAAACAACAACTCTGGTTCTGATTATGTATCTGGTTCTGCCCCTGACTATTCAGAGATGCCAGCAGTACCCAAAAAGAAAGCAGCTATAGTTGTATTAGACTTTGAAACGGCTGGTGCGCCTGGTGCAGATATACAAAAAGATAAAAACGATTATGTTAAGTCAGCAGACATTATACAAATAGCAGCCGAATTTAGAGATGATGTTGGCAATGTACTAGAAACATTTAATGTGTTTTTAGACAAACGAAGTAAAGAAATAACGCTACCGTCTAAGCAAGGATTAGGTGGCGACAAGTTTGCTGGTCTTCAAAAGGCTTGGCAAGAAGCAAAAGACAGTGGCAGCATGGTTACTATGGAAGATGCTGCTGCCAAATTAAAAAGCATAATAGATTCTATAGTTGTACCTGGTGTTACAAAGTTTGTAGTTAAAGACACTTTTGATACTGAGATAGTTCAAAATAACGACACTGATAAAAACAAATTGCTTCAGCCCGTTCTTGGGCCTTTTATGCAAAACAGTGATGTTATTGATGTTCAAGATGTATTTAAACAATTGTTTGAAAAAGAAAAAGAATTAGATCCTAGTAAACAAAGTGCCACTCAAAGAGCAATGGCAGATGTTGATAGCACTACTGGTGGAACAAATTACGATAAACAAGTTTTTACTATTGAAACAATGTTTTCTGCTCTTAAGCCTGAGTTAGAAAAATTAGCTAATGAATTAAATGAAAGTAGTACAGACCTTGGAAAGTTTCATAACGCTCTTGGTGATGTGCGAATTGAATCGCTTCTTTATCTTTTTGCCCAAAGAAAATTAAAAACAATAGCAAAAGAAGCTGCTACTAAAAATCTTAACCCAACAAAAGGATCTAAAGGTAACACAACTGCTTCA